TGAAAGGAAATGGACCAATTATGTTACAACAACCAGGACAAGAACCTAAAGCATTATCTAATCAAGAAGTAGTAAATATTATGCAAGGGCAAATGCAGCAATTGCAACAATTTGCAAGTGAAAAGCAACAGCTAGAAAATATGATAAAACAACTGCAAGAACAATTGATGAGAAAGACAAAAGAGGCCAAAATTGCAAAAGATATGGTCAAGAAACTACAACAGGAATTAAAAGATAAGGATGAAACACCTAGCTCTACTCGTATGCAAATTGAAGTAGTTGACCAAATAGAAGACAAAAATCCTTTTTCAAAAACTGAACCAGAAAACTTTGTTCAAATTCAAGGAGATTAATATATTATTCTTGTAATATTTCATTTTTTAAAATGGTAATAGGATGAAACCACCCTTCTATATTATATGTCCCCTCATCTGGATAAAGAACACGGCCTTTAATATTATTAGGTAAATGTAAATAATCCTTTTGTTCATCAGGGAAAAACTTACATTTTTGAGCTTTGTAAGTAATCATATAAAAAATTTTATTTTCTAGCTCGAACATATTAAATAGATACAAAGATTATCTATTTAATTTAATATCAATTTTTTAAGTTATTTCAATAATACCCCAGTATATTTTCCTACCATAAATCCTGCAAAATCTGCAACAATATCTTCATATTTTCCATACCACCAAACTTTATTTGGTCCCTTGGAATGACATTCACCGAAAGGTTTTAAAAATGAAGGTTTAAATTTGCCTCCTGACCATTCAACTATTTCCCATAATATTCCTAGAATCATTGAAAGAACTAATGTATTTGGGAAAAAGAAACCAGCTACTGCAAAAGCTATAAAATGACTTATTAACCAACCACTAATATGTTTTGTGTATTTATGACTCATAAAATCAAAAAATTTAAATTGGCAGTATAAAAAGCTATAACTCATCACTAAAAAAAGTATAAATGCAAACCATAAAATATACAATACATCTACTTTAGTATTGAAAACGTTAATTGTGTTTTTACCTACTTCAAAAAAAGAGCCTTTTTTAGAAAGCATAGTATAATATAACTAGATATATAAATTATTCATCTAAATCATCAACAATATCTTTCTTGATGTTTTTATCCAAATATCTATACATTCTTCTAATATCTAACTTTCCTATATTATAATTTTCAAATAAGATTTCTATTTCAACTAATAATTCTTGATTATTTGAAAAATCTGATTCAAAATATAATCTAAGTTCTTGAAAAAACGCGACAACATCTTTTTTATCCATATCTAATTCTTGACATAAATTGTAAATAAATAACATATTATTATATTCTGTTGAATATTTCGTTAATACCTTAGTAAATCTAACTTCTTGTGGTTGAAACTTGTTTTTATTTTCAGGAAAATGATCATGATAAATTTTATTATTATAAAAAGTTTTTATTAAAGAACTCATTTCATTGAATTGCCATATTTGATTTTGAAATGTAATTCTATCAATATAATCAGCATAGCATGTATGTTTTAATATTTTACAATAAATAGGAATTACCTTTTGTAAGTTATGTTTATTAAACATATCTACTATATTTTCATGCCATAATAGTGCTATAATTGTTCTATCTGTTTCATTTATCACTTTATTATGTTGTTCTATTGGGTAATAATTATTTATTAACGCTTGTGTTGTATTTTTTGCATCATCATTAAAATTCTTCATTTTAAATATTTTTAATATTTTTTCTTGATTTACATCTTGATTATTTTTCAATAAATGAAAAATCGTATGTAATTTTCTTATATCACTTTGACAATAATTGATAAATTTTTTTTTAAATTCTTCATTTAAACTAGGATGTTCTAGCTCTATTATTTTTTCCATTTGAACATTTGTAGGAGTTTTTAATTCAAATGTATGACATACTTTCATTAATTCTTTTATTTTTTTATCAATATAGTAATTACCAATACAAATAATTGGGTTTTTCGTCATATTTTCAGCCTTTTGTTTTTTTGTTTTCTTTTGACGAATAATTTTTATTAATGCATTAATTCCACCTTTATCACCATTATTCATACCATCTATTTCATCCATTATAATTGCAATTTTTTTATCTTTACGGTTCATCATATCTAATACATTTCTATTTGAAATATTATTACTGGTTATTGTTTCTATTAATGCTTTATTACGCACATCACCTGCATCATAATTAATAATATCATAATCCATTTCTTGTAATATATTTCTCACAAAATGAGTCTTACCGCATCCAGAAGAACCATATAAATAGATACCTTTTTTAAAAGTTAATTCTGAAGAATGATTATGAAAATCAGTCAAAAACTTTTTTATTTGACTTTCTATTTCACCTCTATTTAATATAATGTTATAACTCATATTTAATATAACATTATTTATTTATATAATATTTTAAACGAATTATTTAGAAAATGAACTGAAATCTGCTGTTAATGGTATATAACTTGCTTGTTGCTTTTCAGGCAACTGACCATAATAGGAATATACATCATATTTTGTTGATGTTCCCGGTGTTACTTGTGTATTTGAACCTGAAGCAGCTGGTAATGTTGTATTATCACTTGCTTGTGAAGCAGCTACATCAGTAGGATTTGTTGTTAATACATTTCCAATAAATTTGCCAGTTGTATCTACTGCACTAGTTAAAGCACTACCTGCATACTCAGCACCCGACTTTGCAGCAGAACCTATTTCTCTAGCACCATCAGCAACTACTTCAACACCTGGTTCAGCCAAATCTTTTACGCCGCTACCTAATGATTTTGCTACATCAACTGTTGTGTCAATACCTTTTTCAGCTAATCCACCTGCAGTATCCAGTGTTTTTTCTCCAATATTACCAGCAACTTGAACAGTATTAGAAATAGGATCACCACCGTTGGTATTATTTACTAAAGTATTTCCTTTATTTGACATAGTTCCAGAACCACCATTTCCACCACATGATGGACATACACCTTTTGATGATTCACATTTAGGGCAACTAGGACATGCAGGACATACAGGAGGTATTACCTTTGTTTTTAATAAATAATCATCCATATCATTAGGACAGCTTGTGCCTGTATTAGAATCAGTTAATGTTCCTGATGTTTGAGTTACTGAACTTGCTTGACCAGAACCTGTTGTTGGTGTGGGACTTGTTGTTGAAGGATTTGTTGTTAAATCACCATAATCTACACCATTTGCAGTAAAACGTTTAACATTCTTTAAATCATATTGAGCTGTGTTAATATCTTTTAATCCGATTAATGCAACCATTGATGTAGTTCCAGAAGGAACATACACTACTAACAATTGACCACAAGCATCTACTGCTGTTATAACTGTATATGACATATTTACTAATGTATTTTGACTATCATATGCACTTGTAGTAGTTCCCGCTACTGCTCTTTGTTCTACAGAGCGGTCTCTTTTATAAATATTCATTTTCTTATCATTTCCGTCACCTTGGAAAATAATTACATTCCCATTAGACATATCAAAATTTACATATTTACTTAATTGGAAAATCTTTCTTGTATTGCTATAATCTGTATTTAATACTTCTGTATTATTATTAGCATCTGTATCATTTACATAAGATTCTAGATCTGCTAATTGACTATCATCATATGTACTTCCTGTTTTAAATTCGTAATTATTTGCAGCATTACCAGAACCAAACATGAAAGATGTCATTTGTTTCTTTTCTGTTGTATTTAATATATGAATGTATGTTTGATACAAATAAGGAATATAAAAGGCTGTATATTTATCAGTTTCTTCACTCTTTGATTCATAAGACTTTGATGTCATTGATTTCGTTGTGATATTAGAACCAGTTGGTATAACATTATCCGATGTTGATACAGTATATGTTGTGCTTGTTGTCCCTATTCTAGGAGAAACGGTTATTCTACTAATTGTATTTCCTGTTAAATCTACATTACCATTATAACCTTCTGAATCTACTTCCAATAAATTTGCATTTGATTTATCAAAAAATAGACTATCGTGCAATTTAATTACAGGTTTTGTTGTTGAATATTGAGGCACAATTACATCTACTAAACTATCTTCTGAATAAGCAAAACTTACAAATCCCTCTCTAGGAGCACAAAATATTATTGCGAAGATAAATAATAATAACAATAAAACAAATATAAATGATGTTGGTATACCCATGTTTATACTATATATAAATAAAAAATTGAAAATATTTATTCATTTAATATATAATAAAATGACTGAATTAGATAGAAACCCTTTTCCAGAATATAAATATCAAATATGTATTGACGAAGTTGGTCGTGGTTGTTTATTCGGTGATGTATATATTGCATGTGTTGTTTTACCTAAAGAACCCAGTTCATTTATAGGAACTGACATTAAAGATAGTAAAAAATTTTCATCAAAAAAGAAACTTAAAATTGTTGCTGACTATATAAAAGAAAACGCCTTATATTATCATATTTCAGCTATTAGTTATGACGATATTGACAAACTTAATATTCTACAAGCCGTTATGAAAGGTATGCATCAATGTATTGACAATGTATATAATCAAATTAATCAAACTGATTCTATTCATTATAAAGATTGTATTGCTATTGTAGATGGAAATTATTTTAAACCATATATTAAATATGATAATTCTACAGACACATTTACAGAAATGCCTCATGAAACTATTGAAAAAGGGGATGGTAAAATAATGGGTATTGCTGCTGCAAGTATATTGGCGAAAGATGCCCGTGACACATATGTTAGTGATGTATGCGATGAGTATCCGTTATTAGATGAAAGATATAACCTAAAAAAAAATGTTGGTTATGCTACAAAAGCTCATCTTGATGGTATTAAACAACATGGAATTAGTGAATTTCATAGAAAAACTTTTGGTATTTGCAAATCTTCTTCTATAAATAAAGTTTCTCATGATGATTAAATATAATTTCTTCTTCTATCTCCCTGTATTATATTTTTTTCTATGTAATTATTATCAGGATCATTTATTGTAGGACAATAGCTAGTAATTCCATTATAAAATCGTAAATATTGTGTTTCTGCTTTTGTTCCACCTCCATACACACTACTAGGATTTTTTTTACCATAAACTCCTCTTCCTTTTAACCAATATACACTTACACCCATTCTATACCATTCAACTAATTCTAATTTTATTCTTAATTTCATAAATTGAGTTCTTTTCTTATTTTTTTGTTTCTTTATTGCATTTAAATCATCTACAGTATATCCTTCATTATTATAACTATATTTATAAATTTCATTTTTTAAATCGCACGGTAAATCTAACTTATTAATGATAATGTTCATATTAAATGTTTTTAATATGACCATATAGGAGTAAAATAATCAATTTTTTATTTACCATTTTCAATAACTTTTCTTAATCTTGGAAAAAACGCCATTTCATTTAACAATTTGTCTTTCTCTCGTTTGATTTTATCTATTCTTTGTGACCACCAATCTTCTTCAATGGCAGTTTTAATTGTTTGATATGACTTTTCAAAATCATTCATATCCAATAATACAAAAGCATCACTATCAATATAATCTGTTACATTTGGACAACCATAATAGAAAACAAGACTTTCACACAATATGGGTTCCCATAATTTTTCTGTGATAAAATCTTTTTCATAATTATTTTCAACCATAAAATAATACTTATAAGGCACTATTCCTTCTGCTTTATTTTCAGGCTCCAATATTCCTTGATAATTTTCAAATCCCATTTCTTCTACATTTCCAAATATTTTCAAAGGTATATCTTTCTTGTTTTCTAAGAATTTTAAAAAATCAATTCTTGCAATATGACCTTCATCAAAATATTTATTACTTGTTACACAAGATAGCACATCTTCCTTATTATATTCTAGATTTTTTAGTTCATTCGTTGTTAATTTTAACTGCCAGAACGCGTTATTATAGGTATTTGAATGTCTTCCAATAACAGACATAAATTCATTCTCACTTGGGTTTGCCCATATTCCCCATGTTTTTACACCCCAATTTTTTGATTCATCATTCACCCATGGTTCCATTTGAAATACTATTGTTCTACTTTTATCAAAATAATCATTCCCTGACGGATAATTAATAATTACATAATAATCTATATCTGTATCTTCCCATGTTATTTCAATATCATTCCAAACATTTTCTTCTGTGCACATATTATTCCATTCTTTACATAGAGACCTTGAAGTACACCAATTACACATCATTTTTACACGTATTTTATCATACTTCTCTGGTGGATAATGTTCATCGTAATGATTTACCATTGAATGATGAATACATTTAAACCTATGTCTAGGATTTGTTAATATCCACCATTCAGCATCATGTCTTGGTGTAGTTTTAATAGTTTCCAATGTTTGAATATAATTTGTATTTGCCCACCAAAAATTACCACTAAAATGTGGCTTAATATCCTTAGAAACAATATAATTACAACCAACTGCATCATAATCTTGTAAATATTTTATACAACTATCTTGTCTCTTGACTAAAAAGTAAAGCATCATATTTACCCATTGTTGAATTTTTTCGTTGTCTTCTCGTAAAATTCCTTTTGTATGAATATACAATACTCTACTATTTGGATTTACCAAGCTAAAATAATAAATAAGATTTATGGTTTTTAATTCATATAAGTGCGCATTACTAGATAAATTTATAATTATGACATTACTATATTTTTTATATAAATCAGTATTTATTGTGTTTCCAATATTAATAATAAATATTTGTTTATAACTCTCTAATTTTCCATAACCTTTTATTGTATCTAATAACCTATCTAAAATAACTAATCCTATATTACTTACATTACAACTGTGAATAAAACAGAAATCACCTTCTTCATATTTATCACATATTCTATTTAAATTATTAGGGGGATTGCGTATATCATAACCTAGATTCTTCATATGACTGCGCTTTATATAAATCCCGTCATTCTCGTTAAAATAAGGTGATTCTTGTAAATAAAAAATTTCAGATTTTAAAAATCCCAAGCTATTAAATCCTGCTATTTTTTCATCTTTCAAACATTTATTTTTTTGTCTTGTAATTACATCTTTATTATATCCATTATCATAATCAAACTGATCATATCCATTTATATATACAAAATTCTCATCGTCTTCGTTTTCATATAAAAAACTATCTAAGTTAAAAGAATCATATATATTTTGTATATCACTATCTATCTTTTTTCCATTTTCATTCCATTCAGAAAAAACTAATTGAGGAATACACTCGTAGCTATCTATATTTTCATTAATTAGGTTCAAATAATCTATTCCATGTTTGATTCCATGTTCTTCGATATAATCTATCATTTTTCTTGCACCAGTTTTATTTATTGAATAACAGAAATAACCTCCTATATACAAATCCTTATTTAACTTTTCTATTTCTATTTTTATATTATTATTTCGATATTTATTTTTTACTTTTTCTCTATGATTGTTATACATATGATATCCTAAAAATAAAAAATCTTTTTCTAACATGTCTTGTTGCAAACTATAGAACCTTTCATAAAACTTTTCATCTACTTCAATATCATCTTCAAATATAACATAAAAATTATTTGAATCATCTTCTAATAATGATTTCCATAATTCATAATGTGATAATGCACAACCGATTACTGCTTTCCTATTACAAAAATCATTTCCATAAAATAAAGCAGCCATATCTATATCTGGGGTTAATTTATTTCCATCTACTGCTTCAGTAATTATCCAATTGCTTATATGTTCTTTATTTAATAGCTTCTCCATTTTTTCTTTTCTATCTTTTCGTCTTTCTAGATTAATAACTTTAATATATGGAATTTTTTTTTGAAATTGTTCTTCTTGATTTAATGCATATGCATTTTGTTTTGTGCTATTATTTTCACTTGTTAATTTACCAATATGAATATTTGTAATATCATTTAAAAATGCTGATACATAACCTTTTTCTGTATATTTTCTCGCATAATCCATTTCAAAAAAATGATTACTACTATCATAATTTCCTAATTCTAATATTGTTTCTACCTTGGTAATTGAAGGACGAAAGCTATAATTTGGCCAATAATGACAATTGCAATAAGGATATATTCCATCTTTATGATTATGAATAACTATATTATTTATATTTGAATTTTCTGCTCCTTTAATTTTATAATCTACAATTGTTTCTGCATAATTACGATTAAACAATAATTGTTTTACATTTTTATTATCCAATGCTTCAAAATTATTAATAATATTTCTAAGATTTATTTTCTTGAAAAATAAAAAATCATCTTCTAAGTGAAACCAATAAGTAGGTTTCAATTGTTCTAACTTATTATAAATTATATTCATACTTGCACGATGTCCTTTTTCTTCAAAAGATTTATCATAGAACTTTATCCATGGAAATAACTTTTTCATTTCATTCCTATCTTCCATACTTGAATTATCATCTACACAAAACCAATAGTTAATAGTTGATATATCTTCTACTTGATTTAATAAACTATAAACAGTCTGTTTAAATAAATCTATACGCTTACATGTAGTGAAACTCAACAATAAATAAGGACTCTCTTCATTTACAAAAGAAAACTTTTTAGGATAAGTAAGTATCCGGTTATGTCTTTTAAATAAAAAGTTCCACAATTCATAAATTGTGTCATTTATATTTTCATTCTTATGATCTTTGAGTTTTATATAATTAGTTACATGTTCGAATAAATCCATGGAGGAGTCATCATATAACTGTATTTTAAAAAACAAAATATTCTTATAAAGTTGTTCAAGTAGATTATCATCTAAAACATTGTTCTCAACAATTTTTTTACAAGCATTATAACCTAATTCTGTTTTGTTTAAATAAAAAGAACTTATTGTATAATAATATTCTAGATGGTCATTATATAAATTTGAGAACATAAACAATTTACTTCCTTTTGGTAGTTTATAATCCTTGTATGTGTCATATAAACTACAAACTAATGAATGCATCCCATTATTCATTCCTAATTCACATGCTTTTACGATTCCTTCTATTCTTTGATAATCATATTCTATTGCTTTCAAATAATATTTTAATTTTCTAAAATTATCACTATGTAAATTACCAAGCATAATACAACTATAATACTTCTCTTGAGACCAAGAATTTAAATTGAGAACTTTATTATACCAATCAATCGCACAATTTGTATATTCGGGTCCAGAATCTTTAAAACTCTGAGCACAATAAAAAGCATATCTACATGCTAATCCATAATCTTTTTCAATATTGTCGTTATACGCTTTTTCCAATATTTTTGCATCTTTTATATATTTTTCAGGATCTTGACTACGACTTCCTGTTTTTCCAGACTCAATATAATAATTACCATCCAGATTTGTTTCTGTTATATTTTTTTCATCGGTTGCAAGAAATTCATGCAATACCCCTACAAATCTCCACCTTTTTTGATTATTAATTAATAAGGGTCTATAATATACAAACCCGCTTCCGAATTTTAAATTATATTTATCAAACTTCCATTCTTCAGGTAATTTTATATTACCATGAATTTCATCATCTGCATCAAATATTAATAAATACTCTGTTTTACCATATGCAGCTTCTAGCGCTTTGGAACGATTTGTTCCAAAATCACTCCATTCGTGTTGATGTAGTTCTCCTGGGATGTTTTTCTTTTCAAATAGAGACCTGATAATTTCTTTGGTATTATCTGTAGAACCAGTATCACAAATTACATAATAATCAAAATGAATTTTATTTGTTAAATCTTCTAACCTTTCTTCAATTATATGTGATTCATTTTTAACAATCATGTTTAAGCATAATTTAGGAAGCCCCGACATTTATATTAATTAAAACATTATTTTAAACTTTTTTTATCACTATATATTAATTTATAATGTCCTTTACAAGATTTCATGATGACAAATATAGAATTAAAAAACAAGTAGAAGAATCTATATATTCTGGTGATTATTTCATCAATACACCTGGTCCCGGAGTTGATTTACCTTATATGGAAGACCCTCAAATTAGATTACAAAAATGGGGAGGAAATTTACGAAACAATTCTACAAATATTGAAAATGATTTACGAGGTTTAACAAGAAGAATGAATAAAGATGAACTCACATACGAATATAAAAAAACTGAACCCAATTCTTCCCTCATGAACTACAGAAATGCATCCCCTATTGTAGATGAATCTAGAGCTACACATCCCGCGTGGATGTACAAAGATTTAGAACAAACTAGATGGGAACAACCTTTTTTGAATCCTCAAAATAATTGGAATAAACCCTTTGATGATAATTTACAATCAAGAATTTTAGAGAAAGATTTACATATGCCCAAAATACCAACTGTTGAGCATACTGACAGTTTTTACTTATCTGAAAAAAGTATATGTCTTGGAGGTTCTGACAAAAAAATATGCCCTGGAACTCTCTATCAAAATAAAATTCAGTAATATATTATAAATTATTATAACTATATAATATATTATTAGAAAAATGGAATTAGCTATACCAGGAGTCGCTCTCGGATTATTATATGTTGCATCTAATCAAAATAAAAAAAATGAAGGCTTTAGTGATTATAAAGGATTGCCTAATACAAATATTCCCGATAAAAATTACCCCGATGAAAAAATTAATTTTTCTGAACTTGATAACACTGCTGCACTTACTACTTTAAATAAATATGATGGTGCTAACGGTGCATACACTGATAAATATTTTCAACAAAATATGGATTCTACACAAAATATCCGCACTACTGAGGAACCTAATTTTTATTCTTTAACTGGAGATAAAGTCAATTCTTCTTATTTTGAACACAATAATATGGTTCCCTATTTCGGAAGTAATTCTATGGCTGATAATAGAAACGCCAACACTAATGAAGGAGTTTTAGATAACTATATTGGTTCTGGTTCTCAAAATATTGAGAAAAGAGAACAAGCTCCTCTTTTTGCTCCTAATGAAAATCAACAATATTCTCACGGAGCTCCTAACTCCAATGATTTCTATCAATCTAGAGTTAATCCCAGTTTAAAAATGTCTAATGTAAAACCTTTTCAAGAAGAACTAGTTGCTCCTGGATTAGGCAATGGTTCTGATGGATTTAATTCTGGTATGATGAATAGAGACACATGGATGCCCAAATCTGTTGATGAACTTCGTGTTGATAACAACCCCAAATCTGGAGGTAACTTATTATATGGTTACGAAGGAGCTGCTGGAAGCCGTGTTAAAAACTTAGCTGGAAGAGATCACATGGGTGTTATGGAAAAACATAGACCTGAAAAAACTTTTGAGATGGGCCAAGACCGTCTTCTTACTACAACTGGCCTTGAAAAAGGACAAACACTTCGTTCTATTCCTGTTGAAAAATTCGTAAATAGACCTGAAACTACCACTAGTTATGTAGGTGCTGCCGGATATAGTAACGAAAATGGTTATGTTCCTGGTGAATATATGGAATCTAAAAGACATGAACTTGGAGAACTTCCTTATGGTGTTGCAAATGCTAACGGAAGACAATATGCTAACAACGCAGACTTTGGAATGAAATCTAAAATGGCTTATCCTAATAATCGTTCTTCCAATAAACAAGATGATTATTTTGGTATGGTCTCTGGAAGTCTTGGTGCTGCAGTTGCTCCATTACTTGATGTATTAAGACCTTCACGCAAAGAAAATGTTGTTGGAACTTTACGCCCTTACCAAAATGCTGGTTCTAATGTTCCTCAATCATATATTTTTAACCCTAATGATAAACCCGGCGTAACTCACAGAGAAACTACCGAAAACTCTAAATTCCACTTGAATGTTAATAAAAATCAAAATGGTATGGGTTATTTGGTTAGTGAAAATCAAGC